GGGCGGTGGTGGAAGAGTGCAAATATGCAATGTCAGGCAGGGACGCATGGAGCAGTTGCCGTGGAGACGGGCATACTGCACTGGGGGAGAATGTGATTGACGCCATCGAACGCGAGATCGGGAGGGGGGAGAAGGCATGACGAAGGGTAGGATCGTGGCGTGGGCTCTGGGGCTCGGCATCGGCTCGCTGATGGGCTGTGACACATGCTGGGAGGCGTGCCAACTGGAGGCGGACCTCTTCGCCCAGTGCAACGACGGCATGGATAAGTCGATGCTCTGCTGGGACGATGAAACCGAAGCGCCAACAAGGTCGTGTCAGTCCCGCGCTGATGTCGTGGAATCGTGCGGGAACATGCAGGAGAAGTCCGCTGGGATACTCGGCGACCAGTACGTGTGCGATGAGCGGATCTACGACCCCGATGGCATGAGCGAGGCGCTGAGCGAGGGCGACTGCTGCAGGGCGACGCAGATATACATCGGGCAGTGGTACGATCCGGACGACTGCGACAGGATGGGGGAGTGGTAGAGATGCCGAAGCCGTCCGATCCAGCCATGATCCGCAAGGCGATTGAGATGGTAGCGGCGGAAGCCGTCATCAGCGGCAACGGAGAGCCGCCTGCGGGATGTATCGCAAGGGTCGCCAGGGCGCTGGACATTCCACATCAGCGAGTGTCGCAGTGGTGGAGAGATAACCCGGATGGACAGGAGATTAGAAAGCAGGCAACGGCGGAAGCCACGCAGGCGTATGACGCGCGCAAGGCAGTCACCAGCCGCCGCGCACTGGCCATCTACGACAAGCTGCTGGGCTACGTTGACAGCCTCGTGGAGCAGTCACTGGACCCCGATGTCGACGGCCAACTTAGCCCGTCCGACGCAACCCAGGTAGGCAACCTACTGAGGAACACCGCGTTCAACGACAAGAGCACAGCCGAGCTTGACACCCTGATCGAGGTCACCGTGCGTGCCGTCGACTGTGACGCCCCCACCGAGCCCCTGCCAGACGTGGTGGCCATCGCCAAGGCCAAGGGGCTACTCCCGCCCGGTGACCAGTGAAGGTCGACTTCTCATGCTGGGTAGACCGGCACCAGCACACGATCGCCCCCAACGAGATCCAAGCGTGGGCGATGCGCACAGCCTTCCGCTCTGACGTCACCGATATGTTCGTGACTGGTGGCTTTAGGGCTGGCAAGACGCTGTTACTGGGCAACGTGGCCGGGGCCATCATGGGCTTCAACCGGCAAGCTGGACCAGGTGCCAAGTACGGGATCGCCAGCAACCGAATCAGCCAGCTCAAGGCCGTGACTATGCCCAGCTTCGATGCGGTCATTAACGCCGCTACGGGCTGGCACGGCACGCTCAAGACCAATCCTCTAGTCTGGGAGTGGGACGGCATGCACCGACGCTGTGTGACCGCCCTGGGTGAGCTGGTGTGGGGCTCCGGGCATGATGGCCTGGAGAGCTTCGAGGGGCACGAGTTCACGGCCATCTTCACCGACGAGAGCGTGCTGTTTCACCCGACAGCCCAGCACCGCCTCCGGGAGCGCCTGAGTCAGAAGGGCTACCCGGTGCGCGTGCTGTTCAACGTGGCCACACCGCAGCCAGGGCGGTCCCTGCCGTTCATCATGGACAGGTACAAGGACCTGCAGCCGGGCGTCCCTGAGCGCGGGCTATGCACCGTGGCGATGCCCACGATCCTAAACACGCCCCACCTAGCAGACGGATACATCGACGGCATTATGCGGATGTACAGCTCCGCCATGGTGCGCGCTTTGCTCTGGGGTGAGTTCGTGTTGCTGGGCTCGCGCACAGTCAGGGACTACGGCGACGGATCGATCATCGAGTACGCCTTCGACCCAAACCGACCCGTCGAGCTGTGGTGGGATCCGGGGGCTCACCGACCTGCGTTCCTGGCAGTCCAGGAAGAACGTGCCGGATCTGACACATGGGTGATATTCGATGAGCTGATGCTGTGGGACGTCGACACAGAACAGCAGGCACACGAGGTGCTCCACATGCCATGGGCGCCCAACATCACAGAGGTGGTGCCCGACCCGTCAGCAGGCCAGCGGCGGGCGGAAGCTGTGGGCATGCGCTCGAATGAGAAGATCCTGACGGACGCCATATACGCCAAGTTCGGCCGGCGCCCCCAGGTCTGGAAGCCCCAGCACCCCGAAGACCGTATGATCGAGGTGGGAGTCGAGCGGCTCAACGGGATGATACTGGCGGCGAACGGGGACAGGCGGCTCAAGGTGGCGCGGCGGCTGGCTGGGCGTGAATACGGCAAGTGCAACTCAGGCAAGCCCGTCATCGGGATCCACCGCAGCTTCTCAGAGCAGCCCACCGACAAGGACCTGCCCGACAGGCGCGGGGACTGGGACTACTGGAGCCACCCCATGGACGCGGCGAGGTATGGTGCCGTAAGGCATAGCCTAGTGGTCCGCATTGAGCGCACCGCCTTCGACGGCCGCACCACGAAGAAGGCAGCACCGACAGAACAACCACGGGTCCGCAATGTGCGGCGGATTACGATGTGAGAGGAGAGAGGGAATGGGAACGCTATCGCTAGACATCGGCAAGCGGAAGCGCGGCGGCGTGCGCGACTACACGATGAAGCTATTTGAGGTAAACCTGTCAGGCACTGACACGCGGGACATGCCAGCCAACGGCGACCACATTCGGATACCAGGGTCCGATCTACTTTGGCGCGTCGAGGTTGGCTCTATGTCGCACAGCGGTGTGCGGTGGTGGGTGTTATGCAGCTTGTACGCCGAAGGGCAGATGGGGGAGTTATGACCGACGAACGCGACACCTGCCAGAACCGGATCGAGGTGCTGGAAACGGAGCTTCGGGAGGCTTGCGAAGAGTACGACCGCCTAACCGCAGAGGTACAGCGGATCAACGGCCTGCTGACGGAGCATGGGATCGCCACCGGGACAGCCAAGGGCATCATCATTTATCCGGGTGAGCAGGTGCTATCGCCAGCCGTCCGCGAGGCGATAGGCCAGCCGGTGCTCGATGCGCTGGATGCTGCCGACCCTTCGCCCGTCAACGTGACTGTCACGACAGGCGGCCTATTGCGTGTGGTGGCTGGGCCACCGTCGAAGACCTACAAGCTAGCCACCGAGGAGAAAGCAACCGCACCGGACTGGATGCCAGAGGGCATCGAGATCACCAGCATGAGGTGGGAGTGGGGCAAGCGCTGCGGCGACTGCCGGAAGTGGTGGGAGGGGGAGGCCGACCCAGACCCAGACGATGACGACCGCCAAGAGTGGCGCAGTGTTACATGCTCATTGGACTGTAGCTGCGCATGCGAAGACCGCCGATGCGACCGCCCAGACGAATTCGAACCGAAAGGAGGCGACGATGAAGATTCCAGATAGAGGCGAATACCAGGCGCGAGGCTTCAAGATCGAGCTTCCGGACGGGCCATACGTCATCCTCCAGACGGGGTATGAGGGCGAGCCATGGACCACCACTGTTAAGCGGGCAAGCCCGCCGCCGAAGCTGTGGGAGTTCGGGAACGACACGTTCCTGGATGGCATGTACAAGCTACCGCCAAGCTCAAGCTACGGGCAGCGCACGCTCATCAATGTCGCCACAGAGGGACAGGCAGAGCGGCTGGTAGAAGCCACCTGCGACAACTGCCACCACTGGCACATGGGCACCAATGGCCGTGGCGATGCAATGAAGCCCGCTGACCCGTGCGAGTGCGCTGGTATGCCAATGTCTGCCAAGGACGGCTGTCGCTGTCTCCACCTGTTCAGGCTGGCGGTGGGACGATGACCGCGCCGCACGAGGGCCACGGCAGGCTGACGGAGGCGCCAAGGCCCGACCCGCTGGCGTGGCTACGCTCGCCCGACTGGGACCAGGAGCGGCTTGACGATCTCTGTTCTCAGTATTCGCCATGCGGCCAGGTTGACTGGGATCCGCCGCCACCAATCGACCCGCGCGACTACTCCTTCAACTGCCCATGCACCATCAACGGATTGACCGACCCTGACGACAGCCCCTGACGCCCGTCCGTGACAATCTGTCACAAACCTTTTGACAATTTGGCAATCCGCATGCAAGCCTAGGTAATCTACCTAGGTGCTTACATGGTCAAGCGGTTCGTCCGTCGACTCTTTGCCTACGTCGTAAGCCTTGCCACAACCACGCCCAGCAGCATCGCACGTCGCTACCAGCACCGACGCCTAGTTAACCGCCTGGAGCGCGGCATGCGCGACTACGGGCGCAGCGTCAACGGCATTCGCACAAGCGACCCAAGGCGGCGCGCACGGCTGGCACTGGCAGCGTCAGGACGCAGCAGCAACGGCAAGGGCTGGGACGGCGTACCACGCAGCGGCGGCAAGCTGGACTGGGAGCACAACCCCGACTTGAAGGACGCTGCCTGGACCGGCGACAGTCAGACCGTTGGCGTCGGCCTGAAGATGTGCAGAGAAGACCCAGAGGCGAAGCGCATCGTCAAGGAGTACGTCTCGCCGCTGCTGTCCGCACCGTGGGACATGGAGCCCAGCGACCCAGACGACCCCATCGCGCTCAAGGTGGCGGGCTACTGTGAAGACGTGCTGCTGGGTCCGGGCTGGCAGGACCGCCTCCGCGACCACATCCTGATGATCCGCGACGGGTTCCGGCTGTCCGAATACTGGTTTGAGTGGCGCCCTGACATGGTGGTCCGCGAGTATGAGAAGCCAACCGACGAGGAAACCGGCATCGAGGCGCGGCAATGGCGGCGCACCATCACCGGCACAGCTGGCGCGTTCGTCCCCGTCATCGAGCCCAGGCTACCTAACAGCGTCGAGGAGTGGATCTGGGACGCAGATGGCAACCTCAAGGAGGTACTGCAGACCACGGTTGACAATGACAGCGGGCGCATGAATCAGCCGCACATCCCCGTCGAGGACCTGTTGATTTTCACGAACGAACGCGAGGGCGGCAACGTGGCCGGTGAGGCGCTGCTGCGCCCCTGCTACGGCTATTACCAGCTGAGGCGCGACCTGGTTATCGACTTCGGCATCGGCTCGCAGCGGTGGGGCGTTGGCACCCCGGTGGTCAAGGAAACGGTACCCAACACGCTCACCACCGCCGACTGGAACCGGCTGGAGACGGTGGCGCGTGAGTACGGCATTGACGCGAACCAGTACCTCCTGTCCATCTACGGTAGCGAGTTCTCGATCCTGGAAGCGGAGATGAAGACCGGGGACGTGCTGGTCAAATTCTTCGACTTGGCCGGGCGCGAGATGCACCGGGCAGCTGGCACCGAGCACGTCTATAGCGGCGAAGGGTACGGGGCCAAATCGCACATCGAGACGAAGACGGCGACCTTCCTCCAGAACGCCCAGCACATCGGGCTCCAGATTGCCGAGGTCTACACCGCCAGCCTGCTGCCGAAGCTGCTCACCGCCAACGGGTGGGACCTGAAGTACCTCCCGCGCATGGTCTGCGGCGAGCTGTCCGAACCTGACGCCAAGGCAACGGCGGAAGCCTACGGGATCGGCGTTGCGGGCAAGCTCATTACGCCACAGCTAGAGGACGAGGAGCGATATCGTGCTGACCACGGCTGGCCTGCTCTGTCCCCTGACGCCTTGCAGAAGCGCCTGAGCAGCGGCGCGGTGGTCGGCCTTGGTGGCGATGAGCCGGCACAGAACACGGCGCTCAACGGCGCACAGGTGGCCAGCGCTAAGGGCATCGTGGCCGACGTGGTAGCCGGTGTGCTGTCCGAGGAGATGGCCCTGGCTATGCTGATGAATTTCTTCGGTCTGTCCGAGGATGTAGCGCAGTCCATGCTGGCCGGCGTCGATAAGCTCAAGGCTCCCAAGACGGACACACCGCCGCCCCCCACCGACGAATCCGACGACGACGACGACCCGCCAGCACCAGACGGGCTATCCATGCACCGGACCGACTGCGCCTGTGGCCAGCACGCACTAGCGCGGCCGTTCCAGGCCATCCCGCATGAGGTGGCCATCCAGCACGCAGAGGCCCTCGGCCCATTCGCTGCACTGGCTGAGAAACACTTTGGCGCGGATGCATCGAGGAGCGCACGTCAGGACGCACTAGGGCGCACCGTGCGAGGCGTCGAGGGGCTTATCCAGGACATCGCCACCGACTACGCCACCGCGCTCGATGGCAAGACACTGAGGGAAGCGGCCACCATCAAGGCCCCTGGACGCGCCCGGCTCAAAGCGTACCTGCGGCGGCAGCTAACCGGCGTCGATGAGATGGCACGCTCCGAGGTGACCAACGAGGCCAAGCGGCAGAAGCGCGACCCCGAGTACGCCGCAGAGTTCGTCGAGGCGTTCGCGGTGATGGGTCAGCGCGGCGAACTGGTAGCCGGCGACATGGGATTCGACTCGATGGCCGAAGCGGTAGCGGAGGACCCATTCGGCTTCGCTCGCGCCTTCGGTCCTGGAACGTCTATCGCGCTCGCCACCATCGGCCAAAAGGCCAAGGGCAAGAAGGGGCGACCCACCAACAGGATTGACCAGCTGGACTTCAACGACTACCTAGACGGCGTGGCCGGTACCAGCGCTTGGGACATCAACAACGAGATCGAGCGCCTAGGACATGCCGCCGTCCAGGATGGTAAGGGCGCAGCGACTGCCAAGGACATCAAGAGCAGCATCGCTGCAGGCTGGCCTACGTCAAAGGTGACAGCCCAGGTGCAGCCCGACGTTAACGGCGTGTACGCCACCGGGCGCGCACTTCAGCAGCGCGTCGAGGGCATGGAGTGGGGCTGGTACACCACGACCCCCGAGCTATCGTCACAGGTCTGTGAGGTCTGCGAGGACACCGAGGCGCGCGCAGACAATGGCTTCCGCATCGGCGGCACGCTAGAGGATACGTTCCCTGTACCTAACCCCGGATGCCTAGGCAATCAGGGCGGCTCTAACCGCTGCTGGTGCGTCATTCTCGGCATGCTGGCACCGCCAGAGGGCGACCGGGTGGGCTTCGAATGACATGCGAGCAATGTACCCATCTGATGTGGTTCGCCCGCTGCCGGCGCTTCGTGTGCCTGGTACTGCCGGGCGTCCTGTTCATCAAGGGTCGGCACTTCGACCGCTGCGGAGGATTCGATGAGCGATAGCAAGACCTATGCCGCGCTGCCCATTGTCAAGGCTGAGCTGGGGTTCTCGATGGAGGGTCGACCCGTGGCCCTGCTGGTGGACTCTGCCGGCGCAGAGTGGACTTACGCGCCGGCCTTCGGTGGCTTCGATAAGTCCCGGCGTAAACTGGTCTATGTGGTCGAGGTCGTCAGTACCACGTCTGCCCAGCAGGTCATCATGTACGCCCCCTGGCGTGCGCTGGCTGGCATCGACGTGGCCATGACCGAGCCCGCGCCGCTGCCCGGCAACGAGCTGCCCGCCCCCGCCGACAAGCCCAGCAAGAAGGGCAAGAAGTGATGGCAGAGCGCTACCTATTCGCGGCCAACCTGACCCACGGCACCGAGCAAGACGGCGGTATTTGGCACGAAGTTGTCAGCGTTGGCAGCTTCTTTTCTCCGTGGCTGGAGAAGAAAGCGAAGCCCATCGAGACTACCCCGGAGATGCTGGCCGAAATGGCGGCGAACTTCTCCGAGCCGGTGCCGATTGACACTGAGCACGCCCGATTCGACGGCAGCAAGAACCCCGAAGAGGTGGCGGCGCGTGGCTGGATTGAGGGCGTCAAGGTCGTTGGCGGGAAGTTCCTTGCGCTCATCAAGTGGGCCGACGACTTCAAGGCGTATGTCGAGACCAAGAAGTTCCGGAAGATTAGCGTCGAGTTCGGTCAAGGGCAGGACCGCAAGACCGGCAAGCCGATCGGGTGGGTCCTCATCGGCGCAAGCGTTACCAATCACCCCTTCTGGGATGTGCCTGACCTCGTGATGAGTGTGCAGGCTTTCAGTATCTACACCGCCGCAGCGAATACCGGGGGCGCTCACAGTGAGAGCCTGACCAGTACCCGAGAGCCAGTGGCACCAACCGCGCAACACAAGGAGGCAATCATGCCCGAGCGCATCAAGGCTATCGCCCTGTCGATGAATGTCCATGAGGACAAGATCGAGGAGGCGATTACCGCACTGGCCACCGAGCGGGACACCGCCCGGACGGCACTGGCGACCGTGACCGGGGAGCGCAATGCGCTGTCCGCCAAGGTCAAGGAGTACGAGAAGGCGGAAGCGACCGCCAAGAAGGAGCGGTTTACCGCTGCCCTGGCAACTGCCCGCGAGGGCGGCCTGCCCGCCGGCAACGATGAGATCGCCCTGGCTCGCTGGGAGATGGGCGAGGACGTGTTCAGCGATTACGTCAAGGCCAACAGCGACGTCAAGACCGCCCCCAAGGGTGGCAACCGCACCGACACCCGCGACGCCAGCGACGGCAAGCCGCTGTCTCGCAAGGAAGCCGGCAAGCAGATCGAAATGCTCGCCCTGGCTGTCAAGCGCGAGGACAACACCGACTTCCCCACCGCCTACGCCAAGGTCGAGGAGATGCCGGAGCACGCGCACCTGTTCGCAACCTACAACGAAGACGTCGCCATCTACGGCGACGAAGACGAGGTGTAGACCATGGCTCAATACAAAGTTGCGGTTGGTGACAACGCCAGCCTCCGGACCTACCAGGCTTCCGCCGACCTGAGTGCCAAGGCGGGCCTGCCCGTCACGGACTCCAGCGGCAAGATCGCTGTCAACACCAGCGCCACGACCGCCAGCATCGGGATCTTGGTCGAGGCTTCCGGCACCGGCACAGACGCCGCTTGCACCGTGTGCATCGCTGGCGCGGTTCAGGCCGTCGCTGATGGCACCATCACCGAGATGGCAGACCTGAAAGCCGATACGACCGGCGTCGCAGACACCACCACCAAGGGGAACTACTGGGTCGGCCAGGCGTTGGAAGACGCCGCAGACGGCGACCTGGTGTGGATCACCGTCAACCCGGGCCGCGTCGGGACGTACGCTTAATTGCGTCGCAGAAAGGACTGAAAGATGCCTACTTCCTATCAAGTCCACGTCGACGCTCCGTTGACCAGCATGTCGCTGGCCAAAGCGCCGATCTCCGAATACATCGGGCTCCAGATTCTGAAGCCCATGAACGTCCTGAAGGTCTCGGATAAGCTGTTCACCTACGGCGACGACACCTTCTTCACCACCGCCGGAGCTTCCGGCCAGCGGCTCTATCAGCACGCCCCCGGTGCCGACTACGCCAAGGTCGAGTACGACGTCACCAGCACGACCACGTACTACTGCGAGGACTACGGCCTGGAGATTCCGGTGCCGTTGAGGGTCATCAAGAACGCGGACAAGCCCCTGCAGCCCCTGAGCACCGCCGGAGCCATCGTCAGCGGTCACCTACTGAACGCCCAGGAGCAGCGGTACGCCACGCTCCTGCAGGACTCGGCAACCACGTTCGCGAGCTACACCGGGACGCCGGCGGCCCAGTGGGACAGCTCCGCCCCGATCCCCTTCGACGACAGGAACACCGCCGTTGAGTCGATGATGAGCAACGGCAGCTACAACCCGATGGTCCATGACCTGGTGTGTGTCATGGGCGTGCAGGGCTGGCACCGCGCGCAGCGCAACGCCGATCTGATCGACTCGGTGAAGGGTACGCGGGACGCTTCGGTCATCATCGAGGCTGACTTCCAGAAGTACCTGCAGGTGGACAAGCTGCTCATCGGGCGCGGTACCTACAACACCGCCAAGAAGGGGCAGGCCCTGTCTCTGTCCTACATCTGGGACGGTGACAAGGTGTCCTTCTTCGCCGTGCCCAAGGGCCAGCCTGGAGACGCGATGGCCAACCTGGGAGCTACCTTCGTGTGGACCGCCGAGAACGGCGGGACCATGCCAACTGGTATGGCGATGGATCGCTTCCTGCTGCAGAAGCAGAAGCGGTACGACGTCGTGGGCAACCACTGTGTCGACGAGATCGTCCTGATGGCGAGCTGCGGCTACGTCTTCACCAACGTCTTCAGCGGCATCTAGGAGGCTGACATGCTGTATATCCGACATGGACTCGTAAAGGGGACGCTCGACATCATGTCAGCCGCCGTGATGAAGATCGCCGGGACCGCGTTGTCCCGTGGTTCCATACTGCGGATTGGCGCGTCCGGTGTGCTCCAGGAGCTGGCGGCGAAGACCTCGGGTCAGATCCTGGTGGGTGACGGTACCGACGTTGCGTCGGTGGCCGTCTCCGGTGATGCCACGCTGGCGTCAACCGGGGCGCTGACCATCGCAGCCGATGCGGTGGACAACGCCATGCTAGCCAACATCACGCGCGGCTCGGTCAAGGTGGGTGGGGCGTCTGACGCTCCAACCGACCTGGCAGCGAAGACCAGCGGGCAGATCCTGGTTGGCGACGGAACGGATATCCTGTCCGTGGCCGTCTCTGGGGATGCCACGCTGGCCGCTTCGGGCGCCGTCACCATCGCCAGCGCTCCGACCATCGTTTCCAAGGTCGTGGGGTTTGCCGATGTGGCAGCCCTGGGAGCCGTGGCAAACGGGCAAGTGGACTTCGCTGCCGCCATCCCGGCCGGGGCCATCCCGGTTGGCGCGTGGATTGCCAAGGGTACGGACTTCTCCGGTGGGACCCTGTCCGCTGTGACCGCATCCGTGGGCATCGGATCCGGAGACGTGGACCGCTACACGACTGCCGAGGACGTGTTCACCGGAGCTGGAGCTGGCAACCTGTTTGCTGGCGGCGTGGCATTCAACGGCACCGAGGCGATGCACCCCGAGGGCGCGATCACCCCGTCCGTCAACTTTGTTTGCACCACCGATACGTGCGACGGAGCTACTGCCGGTTCGCTGACCGCGTACCTGGCCTATGTGGTGCCGAAGACCTGAGCCGACTAACCCCCTTCGTGCTGGGGAGCATGGGTTCCCCAGCATCATAGGGCGCTAGACGCACAACGAACGGAGGGCCGACATGGCCGCGAACCAACACACGAGCTTGACCCTGCTTGGCGTGACCGCGCTGGGCGGCACTGTCGGCACTGACTACTTCGAGCAGATCCGTATCGGCAACGGAACCCCGGCGCACACGGGCGCTGTGGATGAACTGTATGTCGAGGGCGCCGCCGAGATCCTGGGTAAGCTATGGCTCACCGGCACGGCGATTGAGAACGACGCTGCGCTCTTCTGGGTCATCCCCGACAACACCGCCACGGCCTGGCGCATCGGCACCGACGGAGAAGCGTGGCTCACGCTCAGGACCAGCACAGCGACCGAGAAGGTGCAGGTTGCGAAGATCCTGGAGACGTCCACCAAGGGCTGGTTCAACGAGGCAGGCGGGACGGGCACCACACGCCAGCCTGAGCGGTTCGAGGTCGCGCTAGTGGCCAGCGATGCAGCAGGCGGGATCGTCAACTTCGTCAACCCTTGGGGCGTCGAGTGCCTGGTCAACATCAAGATCAACGTCAAGGTCAAGACCACGGGGGCCTGCACCGTCGACGTCGGGGTCGCTGCAACCGGCGTGTCTGATGACAGCCTGATTGATGGGCTGGACGTCGGCACCGCGATCGGCGTCAGGACCAACCAGAACGAGGCATGGAACACCACGCCGAACAGCGATGCCGCTGCAACCGATGTCATCCTGGGTGCTGTCCAATACGTCACCATTTCAATGAAGACGGGCGCCGCCGCTGGCCTCGTTGGCGATGCCTTCATCACACTTGAGCCGACCTAGGAGCCTGAAAAATGCCGCGTGTAAATACTGCAACATTCGTGCTAGTCGGCACCACCGAAGACCCCGAACTGGTCATCGGCACCGGCATGGCGGCGAGCACCCGACCGAACGGGAGCGCTCCCAACGGCGTGATCTCCAAGGTGGGCATCGAGCGCACGTCTGCCACGTCTGGCACCCAGTGGAAGGTGCGATACTTCCAGGGCTGGACGGCTGACCCGGACTCGCTGTGCATTCTGGAGGTCACCATCCCTGCCACTGCCAACGTGTTCGACCACGGAGCGCAAGCGAACAGCAAGCCCGTCAGCGGGCCTGTAGAGTACGCGTTGAGCTATGACGACTTCCCCGCCGGGTGGACGGATGCGACGACCCCAAAGGCCGGGCTTGGCTTGTGGCACAGCGTCCAGCAGGTGGCAGGCAGCGGCAACGATACGGTCAAGGTCTACACCACCACGAAGCGGAGGGGCTAGCCGGTGGCATACAACACCGCCATCGCTAATGCACTCATCCACCTGGAGATGCAGCCGACCGCGTCGACGAATCCGACGACGACGCAGGCAACGGCCATCTGGACGCAGCAGTACGCGCGGCTGAGCAACACGCTGGCAGCTGCTGGTGTGTCTGCCATCGGCACTGGCACGGCTCTGACCGTAGCCCAGGACATCGAGGCACTGTGCACCTCGCACCGCGTGGGGAAGCTGCAGGAGACGCAGGCGGGCGGCAACATCTCAGCGAAGACCGCCGAACTAAAAGAAGAGTGCGAGGCGATGATCGAGCACTACACCAGCTCGATCGGGGTGCGTGAGCTGGAGGCCGGCGGCGCTACAGTGGACCGTATCGAGGTGAGGGGACTGGCCACCGAGTTCCCGAATAGCGACCTGGACACCAGCGACTACAAGAGCCCGCTCGGCAGTAACCGATGGGCGCGGCGTGGAGGCGACCTGTAGACCATGGGCATTCTCGGCGTAGACATCAAGGGACCGGATGGCCGCGTTATCGCTGGGCAGGTGTCCCGTGCTGACCGCCAGATCCGCACCGAATGGCTGCCCGATGTGATGCGCGTGGCCGGCGAGTACATGCGCCGCGTGGTGATGAAGCGACAGTTCGACACCAGCGGCGGGTACCTTGGCGCACCGTGGACCCCGAACACGCCGAACTGGGCAAGCTGGAAGGCTGAGCACTGGAGCGGCACCGCCCCCGGCATCCGTACAGGCGCGATGATGAAGGCGCTCACTGGGGAGGCCACGCCCTTCTCCATGTCGGGGCTGACCTATCCAGACGCGGAGCCCACCAGCATCCAGGCGACCCCGATCCTACGATACAGCGCGGACAGCGTGACCATCGGCGCAGAGGTCACAGAGGACGGCGTGGAGTACACGGACGAATACAACAGGGAGTGGGGCGCACTCTTCGGCGGCGGCAACATCCCGAGCGAAACGGCGCTAGAGTTGGGCAAGCTGCTGTCCATCCCGTTCATGGCCGGCGCTGAGACAGCAACGAGGGCTGGCGTACACGTCACTCACAACGAATTCCCGGACGCCATGATGCTGTCCATGATCTCGGTTCAGGCGTTGCGGGCGGTGTTTTAGATGACAGCCACCTACCGATATGCCAAGCGGGCCGGTGTGCTGCTGGGGCAGTTCCTCGAGGACGCCACCAGCGGGATCGCTGCTGCTTGCGGGCGCGTCAACACCGACAGGGAGGATAGCCTGCTGCCGACTACCTGGACCTTCGCCAACCACGGCAAGGGGCGCGTGGTAGCGCTGCCAATCGTGCGGTATGTGTACCTCGGTGACGAGTCCGACGAGCCAATGCGGCGCGGCAACCAGCCCGCCTGGTACAGCTTCAACCTGGTCTTGGCTGTCGGCGCTGGCAATGTCGGAGGCGATGGCTTCGCGCCGGGGACCGATGAGGACGTGGCCGAGTCGCTAGCGTGGGCGCTCCGGGAGATGTTCCTAGAGACGAAGCTGTACCACGGGCACACGCTGGGCGGACGGGTCCGCAGCGCCAAGCTAACCGCACTGGCCAGCCCTGGGCCTGTGCAAATTGAACAACTCAACAACGCCCGCGCGATCGTCGTCGGCGCCTATGTCCGCATCGGCATGTCCGAACTACGGGAGACCTAACCATGACTGAGACCGCCTACGAGAAACCGCAAGACCTTCAAGGATACATGCAGGCCCAGGGCGTCAACGCCTACCAGACGCCCAAGACTCTGCCCGTGGCTGCCGATGCCTTCAGGGCGAAGGACATCAAGGTCGGCCCCGAGGTGCCGCTCAAGCGACAGGGACACCAGATCGGGCGCGGCTCCAAAGAGGGCACCGTGCGCGGGATGCAGAAGGTGCCGTGGTCCATCACGTCCAGCCTGATCCCCAGCGGCTCGGCGGGCACCGGCCCCGATGATGAACTGATCTACCTGTGCGGCAACTTCAGCGCGACGGCCGACGCTGCCACCCTGACGACCACCGTCAGCGGCAATTGGAGCGCGTACAACACTGGCGACCTGACCAGCGTGACGGGGCTCACCGAGGGCGTCAGCGTGGTCAAGTTTGCCGACGCAAACGGCATGCTTCACGCGCGATTGGTTACGGACATCTCGACCTTGACTGTGACGATCGAGCCGCCGTTGACATTCCTCCCCGCCATCACCAGCGCGGTCGTACAGTGCAAGGCGTATCAGTTCACCGAGACCTGTGAGGAGCTGAGCTTCACCATGTGGAAGTACCTGACTCACACGGTGCGCGGCGCTTCGGGGTGCGTGGCCAACAACTACTCCTGGACCTGGGGCACCGGAGAGGACGGCGTGCAGCAGGATGTGAGCGGCTTCGCTCGCTCCTACTTCCAGGCGGGGCCAACGACCATCTTGGAGGGCGCTCCGTGGGCACAGGCTGCCACCTCGCTCACCGTCACGAACCACAAGAGGATCACCCTGGGTACCGTGCTGGTAGTCGAGTCGGAGAACATCCTGGTCACGGCGAAGAGTGCCGCCGGGGTGCTCACCGTCACCAGAGGCTACAACAGCACCAGCGACGTCCAGCACGCGGACGGCACGGCGATCACGGTTTACCAGCCCAGCTCGGTGACGCTGGCCGGCAATGACGCGCCCCCGGACGCTTTCACCGTGGACATCGGCAGCGGCAATAACGTAGCAGTCAGGCTGGAGAGCGAGAGCGGTTCCCTGACGATGGCGAAGGGTGTCAGCCCCCGCGAGCGTGGGCACGGTGACGAGTGGGTAACCCAGGGCTACGGGCTCAGCAGCGACCGCGAGATCAACCTGAGCGTTGCCGGCTGGATGCAGAACACGGACGCCGACTACTACCAAGACGCGTTGGACACCACCACCTGGGGCGTGTGTTTGCAGAACGATGACGTGGCCGGGCGGGTGTGGGGTGCCATCATTCCGCGCTGTCAGTTCGACCCCGCCAAGGAGAACACCGCAGGCGACGATCATGTCGGCCTGGAGCTGACAGGAAAGGCCGTGGGCAGCCGTACCGGCGCCCGCGCGATGGTTATTTTCGTCGGCTAGTCCGACACCACTAGGAGAGGAGTGGAAACACATGGGATTCGAGTTCAAACCGAGGCCGATCCGCTACGTTCCAGTTTGCAACGGCAACCGCAAGCTACCCACCGATGAACAACTGTGGGTGGAGTTCATGCCGTGGAAGGTGGGCGAGCGTGGCATCTACATGATTGCGAGGGACAAGGTGGTCCGCCGGTTCAACGAATTGCAGGACGCACTGGAGAAAGCGATCACGGACGGAGAGGACACAACCCCGATCGTAGAGGAGCATGCCACCGAGGGCGCCAAGGTGCTTCGCTATCGGCTAAGCAAGGCAACCCGAGTGGGCATCGGCGATGACAGCACCGACGACGCCGATCAGATGTACAACGCGATCTGCCAGGATGAAGACCTGGCCATCGAGGTGTCGCGGTACTTGGAAGGAGCGGGAGAACCGAAGGGTGACGAGGTCCCTACCTAAGAGCCGCCCTACATTGGCGGCTCCGAACTGGTGGACAGGAAAGGCAATGGGCACTGTGGCAACGACGTGGACAGGACTACCAGACGCCGACAGCATGCGCGCGGTCATGGCTCCCACGCACGGGAGACGGGCACGTCTTGCGCGGCGTGTGGCCACCGGAGGCCATCGAGTCACGCATCTGGGCAGCGGTGGACCTGTTTATGATGAACGAGCGGCACGGTGGGCTGCCGCAGGCTGGAGCGTTGCACGACCAAGACGCTTGGACAATGGCAGCGTGGGGCATCCTGAGCGGCACGCTACAGGCCATCAGACGAGCCATCGAAGAGGAACGCGAGTCACACCGGAGGTGACCTGTGGCCGGTAGCACCTGGACACTGACGGGCAACTCCAGCGGCGCACAGGCGGCGCTCACGGGTGCTGGCAATTCGTTCCAGTCGCTGGGGGGGAAAATCGTTGCAGCCAACCAGGCACTGGAGTTAGGGAAAAAGATACTTGGCGGATTCCAGAAAGCCTGGGGCGTCGTTGATAAGCTGTTTATTCAGACGGCTAAGGACGTGGCAGTCTCTGCAGACAGGCTGGCCAAGTTCTCCCGCACGGTGGGCGAGTCCACGAAGACCATGCAGTCGTGGAGATCAGCCGCTGGTATGGCTGGGATCGAAGAGGGCAACTTCGACAAGAGCGTCCTGAAGGCGAACAAGGCCCTGCTCGACGCCGACCGTGGGCTGGCCACCAGCAAGGAGCTATTCGATAAACTCGGCATCAGCGCCCGTGATGCCGACGGCGAGATCAAGACCGGCACCGAGCTACTCGGGGAGATGGCGGATTCATTCAAAAGTGGTGTGATCCCCGAGGGCCAGCAGGCCGCAATCACGATGCAGCTATTGGGCGACCGTACTGGCATGATGGCGGGCTTCCTGCGGCAGGGGACAGGCGTTGTCGATGAGGCGGCAGAGCGGCTGCGGCGCTACGGCGCGATCATGTCTGACGAACTGCTTGTGGTGTCTGAGGAGTTTATCGACTCGCAGCAGCGAATCAGGGAGTCGATGAGCGGGATCAAGAACGTGATCGCCGGGGCTATCCTGCCTGAGATGACCGCGCTACAAAACACCTTTGCGGACACCGGCATGGAGATGTTCACGCTCGCCAAGGAGGTCGTTTTCGGGTCCGAGTCGATGTCAGGAGCCACTCAGATCGCGTCTGAGGTGATCATCACGTCGCTTGAGTGGGCGTTCATGGCCTTGGTGAAGCTCAAGCAAGGTTACGACGGCGCCCGCGTGGCCGCTGATACCTTCATGCTTGTGGGCGTGAAGGCCGCGGCGGCGATCAAAAGGGAAGAGGTGGGCAAGCTCGGTGGCGCGTACATGCGGTCTATCGGAGAAGAGGGAGAGACCCAGGCCAAGGCGGCATTAGAGAAGGCGAACCGCGAGCTGACGATGCTGAACCATCAGATCGAGGAGGGTTCGGCTGCTCTGGACGAGAGCACTGTCAAGTGGATCGAGGCTGGCGACAGGATCCACGATGTAACCGAGCTATTCGGGACGATGAGGGAAGAGCTTAAAGCCAACCGCGAGGAGCTTGAGGCACTACAGGCTGCAGCAGGCGAGGGCGTCGCGGGTCCTGACGCTGGGGTGACAGGTGGCGACGGCGAGGCACCAGCAGGAGTAGGTGATCAGGCAGAGGTCCAAGCGGAGAAGGTAACCGGCGCGGTTGACTCGATGACGGAGGACTACTCCAGGCTGGGTGAGGCCATCGGCGGCAACATCGCATCGATCATTACGGCAGAGGACAAGACGCAAGCGGCGAAAGACGCCGTGAAGCAAATGGCCACAGAGGGAATCAAGTACCTGGGTCAGATGGCCATGACCGCGGTGGCTGGCCGTGCCAGCATCGCAACCACGAACGTGGCCTCTGCAGCTGCTGAGACCGCCGCAGCGACACCCGCCGCCATTGTCGGGGCCATCGCATCCGAGGGCGCCAACGTCGGCCTAGCGTCGGCAGCTATCGCGGGTGGTGTAGCACTCATGTCGGGCATCATCGCAGGTATTGGCGACCGTGGCATCCCCGCCGGGCTACTCGGGCCGGGCCGGCACACCGTCATCATGCGCGGCGACGAGGCCATCACAGACCCGTCAGAGACGAGGGCACAGGCGCGCGTAGGACAGCGGCTGGAGCAGGCCATGGGCAACGGCGGCGGTGGTGGTGGGGCTGACCTGCTAGCGGGTGCCTTCGGTGGCGGCGGTGGACGCAAGGTAACTGTTCCGGTAGTGATGCAGTTTCCGTGGGGTGACTTCATGTCATACTTCGATACCGACATCACCGAGCGTACAGAACTAGGCATCGGTCCCTTCGGAACCGGAGCACTGGGAGTGTCAGGATGACCACGGTTCTCCCTTTCCGTATCTACGCATGGGACGACAACATCCTCGAGGATTGCACCGTTCTGACGCCTGGCGGGCTGTCGACCATGGACGCCACCTATACCGCGGCGAATTTGTACGACTGGAACCCTGGGAAGCCTGGGATACTCGCGCCGTGGTGGACCTTCCGCGATGGTCTGAGCTACGGCCTGGACAACCATGTCATCACGGCAGAGTACCCGCCGGGCACAGGAACGGACATGGCCATTTCTCCAGGAGGCTACACCGCCGCAGCTCTATCGACGGAATTGGAAGGCTTAATGGCGTGGGTTCCCGCCATCCAGTGGGACCACAGCAGCACTACGAACAAATGGACCGCAGGCAGCGCGATGACGTGGAACCTGATGTGGACCAACGGACTAGCTCAGCAGCGCTGCGCAGCGACCCTGGGATATGATGGGAGTGCCAACGACACGGGCGCTACAAGCTACGTATCCGACGATCCATCCGTATGTTCCGACGCGCAACTGGTAGGCTGGGACATCGGCGCGGTATCCAGGGTGGATCCGGTCAAGTGCGTCATGATTTACATGGGTCCATCCGTGCTGGGCACCGCTGACACCGTGACCTGCTATGGCAGTTCAAAGGACAACGGCGGGGACTGGATGTCGTGGGACGGCGCGAGCGAATACAAAGGCGACGAACAGACGCTCAAGGATGATGGCGTGAACCACCTGCACTTGTGGTTCCCAGAGGATGATGACGCCCCATGGCTCCGATATTGGATGATCGTAGTGAAGCGTAAGGACACCGCGACATCGACGACACGGACAAAAATCGGCGTCGCTGGCATCTGGCTGGACTGCTGGTACGAAGACGATTACAACTACGATGCCCCGTGGAGCCCGGAGCTGGTCCGCATGGACGTGACCAGCAGGGCGCCCGGCGGCGGTGGGCTGTCGCTGTCCAGGAACCGTGAGCACTTCCGTATCACCATGCCCTTCCGCCAGTGGCCAGGCGCCGTCTACAGAGCCCTAGCCAAGCTTCGATGGAAACACGGACTGCAGCCCCACCTTGTGGTGTGCAACCCGGCAGCGGTGGTCACAGATAACGCCATCTTTGGCACGATCGAGGAGCTATCCAAGATCAAGTATTACAACGTCGAGGAAGACGCGGACTTTGACCTTGTGATCGAGCAAGTGCCCATGGAAGCGAAGGGTCCATCAACGTGACATTCGCACCAACCAACGAGGCAAATATCCGCCTGTGTGTCCTGATCAAGCTGGAAACGGTAAACCCGCTTCTGTCGGCCAGGTGGATCCTGCTGAGCGATGGTGAGTTTATTGGCGACTGGGTGGACGGCACGGAGCGGCGGTGGGAGGGGCGTATCGTCGGCACCAGCACGATCAACTTCCCCCGGCAGAAGCTGCGCAGCGCAAGGTGGGCACCGCCGACGTGTAGCTTCGCGGTCAAGCTCGGCGATCGTGACGATACATTTTGGGACTACCTGGATCCGACCGTCTATACATGGGATGGATCGGCAGCGACGGTTTACCTAGTCGACGCAGATCAGGGCGCAGCAGCTGGCGCGGAGGTGTTTCTCGAAGGCGTTGTTAAGGGTGGTCCCAATAGCGCAAAAATCAACACGACTCTACGGATCACGCTGGTTCAGAACTATGCGGGGCAGGAATTGCCCTGTAATTCCTTTGCTATGCCCACGTCTACCCGCACTGGATTTATCGCACCAGCTAGACAGGACGGTGGCGGGCAAGTCCTAAACGGCGCAATAAATGCAACGCAGACAACCATCACCATCGCCATCACTACAGGCGAATGGATCGCAGGCCGCGTAGTCGTCATCGAAGACGAGGCCATGTATATCGTAGACAAGCCCGGCGGCGGCAACGACCTGACGGTTGTCCGTGGTTACGCTGGCACTACGGCAGCAACCCACGCGAACGGGCTATCCGTCCACGTCTACCGCAATGGTCCACTAACGGGGCTTGCAACCACCTTCCAGACTGGCGGTTATGACTCTGTGCTCAGCTTCGTTTTCGGGCGCGGCACGTCACAAGACAAGGGAGTCTGCATCCCGATTTGGGCGCAGTCGTTTGAAGACCAGGGAGTAGCAAACAACTGCGAGTGGTGGCTATCGAGAGGCAAGCTGCACAGTACAGCAGCGGTTGCGGTGTGGGACAACATCGGCGGGACTGTTACATCCAGAGTGATCCCGACTGGGCTAACCTACAACGATCTCGACGCTCCAAACGACAGTGCAGGGGCCAGCCTGCACCGAACACCAAATATTCTGCTGGCCGGAAGCTACATAGAGTTGTACAGCATCGGCGGGATCGGTATTCCAGATGCTGCATGGTGTCGCCTAGATGGCCTGGACGACGGGACCAACGTACACCGCTACCCGTGCGGGATCGCTGACTACCTGGCTACAGACTCGTGGGCCATGGGCCTGACGTCACCGTTCTACGGCAACCGGATCACGGCGTGGAACGCTGGCGACTGGCGCGACGAGTATAGCGGCGTCACGTATTGGGATGACATCCAGGGCGTGTGCCCCGAACCAGGTGCGGCGAAGGCTCCAGAGTTGATGAACGCCTTGCATGACCTGGGGAAGCTCATCGGTAGCGTGTGGGCTACACGAGAAGGCAAGCTCTATCCACACCGCCTGTATATTGCCAGTGGTGCGTCAGATGACCTGACAGTCACGCCGGACATGTTGGACGATGATTCAGTACCAGAAGTTATGTTTGATCCGGACAACGATTACTGCAACGTACTCAATATGAGCGTTGGGCAGGATGTGCTCAACGATCCAGATCCAGCCAATGACTACGACGCAATGGAGATCCCATATGTGGTCACGGTTCAGAATGACACGCAGGTTATCGCCAGGGGCGAGGAAGTACGCGGCAAGGTAGAGACGGACTATTTCTGGATCCGGCCTGATGAGGCATGGATCTACAAGGAATTTACTGCGCAGGTTGACCAGACTCAGCACCTAAAGACCATGGAGCTAGCTGCCGACGACCATTTACTGATACGCAGCCAAGAACAGATATACATGCGAGCGAAGCTCAACCACCGGGCATTGAGTGCCGCTCATGTGGGCAAAATCATTACGTACGACTACGCACCATATACGACGGTTCAGGGTATCATTCGAGAAGTGAAAATCACGGTCGGCGGTGGCAAGGTCACGCCGACGATTACAAGCATGCACCTCGGCGAGTGGCCGAACTAGGAGTTGACATGACACGGACAGGATGGAGCACGGACGGTATTGACAACCCCTGGGAGGTGCCGTCAAACGCGATCACTGTGGGCGCTTCCGGGTGCATGTACACCACAGTAACGGCCGGGATGGCACTGGCATCAAGCGGCGATGTCGTGGTGGTGTTCCCGGGCACGTACGCGGAGAACCCCGGCGCCGTCCCCGATGGCGTCACCGTCCATGGTATCGGCAACCCAGTGATCGGCACAGGGGCTGGCCCTGTGTTCACGGTGGCGAGCCCTGCGACGGGTGAGATCGCGCGTTTGACCGGCTGCATGACTGTCTCAGCGACGGCCTGCCTGACTGCGACGGCTGGCGGTATCTTCCACGTCGGCCCAGACGTTACGCTGTCCGGCACGATGGCGGGACCGTGGCGCGTGGGCAACACGATCCGGCTCACCAGCGGCAACGCCATTGCCACGTACGCCCCGGCAGCAGGCACGCTCTGCGCGGTCAGCGAAGGTGATCGGCTGTGGGACGGGAACACGGACACGGAGGCCGTGGCCGTCGACGTGGGCGGTACCAAGTACTGGCTGGGCGCGAAGCAGCAAGTCCCATTTGAGTCTACTGGCGTGGCCACGGCAAACCCGATCCAGCGGTGCCAGTGGAGCCCGACGGGCAGTCGGAAGGCTGTGGTTGTCTGCTATGACGGGCACTACATGCAGTCGGAAACAACGACCGGGACAAACTACTACACGGTCAGCA